CACCCCGTTTTTCCAGCCATAAAGACAAGGCTCGTGCTTCCACTGATAGTCATTTCGTCCTAAAACAAGGTTGTTCTTGTTCCATACAAGGCACTGCTTTATAATAAGACCACTATCACGACACGCTCCTCTGAAATTATATCCTTCGAGGTCTGCGTGCCAGATGTAGAAAGCTGCACCTTCTTTGATGTGATTTTTTAACACTGTAAAGCAGCCTGTTAAAAACTGCCTAAACTGTGTATCGCTCATGTTATCGTTTTGAATTTTCAATTCTTGTTTAGTGCCACCTTTATAATCCACATTATACGGCGGGTCGGTTAGTAATAAATCTGCATCTATCCCTCTCATCAATCGAGACACATCTTCTTCTTTCGTGCTATCTCCACACATCAAGATAGAGTTTCCTAGCTCATATAGTTCTCCATACTGGCTATTTGCATGTTCCTTTATTTCAGGCACTTCGTTGTCATTATGAGTGGCTAATGGAGTGATACATGTATTCAAGTCTAGCAATCCATCAGGTAGCTTAATATCGTCTAGGTCTATTTTTAAGTCGCCTAAAAACTCCGCCACGCTTTCCGCTGTCATTTCTCCGTAGGTACTACATATACGAAGTAGTAGATTTTTGGCAGCTTCCTCGTTTGGTAGGTCTATATAAACTACAGGCAGGTTGGCTATTTCCTCACCGCGCGCTTTCATAGCTTTTAGTGTTTGTAGTCTTCCATGTCCATCTAATACCTTATTTTTTCCCTCGTGCTTCCAAACAAAAAAAGGTGTAGCAAAGCCATATTGTTTTATGCTACGCTCTATCTTTGCTAGGTCATCATCCGTTCGGTTTTTTAAGCCCCCTTGAAATTCGCTTAATGCCGATAGAGGTAGGGTATCTTTTGTATCACACGTAATTCTCATTTAGCACCTCGCAATTTGTTTTCAAAATCTTTTAAATCTTCATCATCCTCATCTATATTTGTTGGCAATTCCCAAGCACTACGAAGTTTTTCCATGTGCCTTACATAGCTGTCTTTTTTTCCACTCGTATGCTTATATAGTCTGTAGCCTATAATCTCATTTAACTTTGTATCATGCAAACCTCGAAACAAAGCTTGAAACTTATACCAGTGCATGTTGCTTGTAATTAAGTCTATGCCATACTGCTCCAAAAATGCTGAGTAGATATAATCAGCGTCAATGATATAATCCACAACTTTCCCATCACCTTCGCTTTCTCTAAATCTTGGTAAAACTTCAGGTGGATTACAAAACTGCATTAATGCAAGTATCCCATCTTGCCTGTTACTTGGCTTGGAATTTCTATACATAAAATCAAAATCATTAGGTGTTACATCTTTATTTTCTAGTAGTTCCAAAAACCTAAGCCAGTATTTAAATGATGTTTGAATATTATAGAGACTACCTTCCACTTCAACAGCTTCGGGTAGTCCTGCTTTTTTTAAGTCAATCATTATGTTGTAGCTGTGAAGGTTTCGCCTTCAAAAGAGCCTTTTATAAAGGTTGGCTCACCTGTTCCATTAAGAGTTACCGCCCCGTTTGTGATTTCATTCAAAGCAAGATCAAAGTCGATGTTTCCATTGACTGTATCCATTTGGTTAATTGTTATTAAAGCGTCTATCCTCCATGCTTTGTAACATGATATGCTTTCTGTTTCTCCTTGAGGAGTGTATGAACCTTTTTCCTTATAGAAAGCTATAAGCACATCTTGGTGTGCATCCGCACCTGTAGCTCGCTTATAAAGCATATCAAAGATTACTTCATAATCAGGCTCGCCTTTAAACATGGTAAGACTCTGTGAGAGGCTTGGTTGGTAACTGTCGATTTCATTCTGTGGTGTTTCACTTGATATGAAGTCAAAGGTTTTTGTTTGTGGGTTCATAGTAAGTGTGAATGTCGTAGTTTTTTTAATCTGCGTCCATTTCGGAACTGTTGCTGTACCCGTGTTGATGAAAGGTACTACCTTCGTTTTTTTAATTAAATCACTCATAATTTTTATCTCCTTAATTTATTTCTGCAGGTTCTAAATATTCGCATTTTATTGCTGCTGCATATGTTGTGTATTCTTTACTATCCGTATCTATATATTGCGGAAGTGTAACAGCTTCGCAATCTATAGATACACCGTCGGTACTTATTACTGTCGCACCATCTAGTTTATCTGTTATCTGTTTTGCCAGTTCTCTTGCCTTTTCTGCATTTTTTAATCTTACGTAAAATGTTAGGTTTCGAGAAACATAACGAGAGCCATCCATAAATCTTTTTTCTGCTGCAGGACTGGGGTCATGCCTTACACATGCACCGTCAGCGTCTGCTACAGGGATAAGGTCACAATAAATTGTAAAAGGTAAGTGTAGGGCTTTTTCTACCCATTCGCTTACAAGCTCAGCTACGTTTGATTTCGTCATTTACTAAACGTCTCCATTTTTCTAACCATCTAGCCCTTGCTGCTTCAAACCACTTCGCACAAGCATTCGGATTTTTTTGTTTTGAATGGTCAAAATTCTCGCCATAATATTGACTGCTGGCGTATGGTGTACGCCATAAAACAAGCCCACTACCCATTACAGTATTTATAATTGCCGATTTTTCTAATGTACTTGTTATTTTTGGAATGAAGTAATTACTATCTGCGACTACTTGTACGTCCAGCTTCATCTGTGCTCGTTTCACTTTTGCATTCAGTTTTGTCTTTACTTTTGCTTCATTAAAGTTTGCTTGCACCTTAAATTCTATCCCACCATTTTTATTCAAGTGTTACCTCCCAATGATGAGGAGTGTCTTCCTGTGCGTAACAAGGTGTTACACTCCGAACTGTAAAGGATTGACCTTGCCATTCAATAACATCTTTTTCTATGGGTAGTTTTCTCTCTACTGTCTTTCCATCTATCGCCACATAAGCTGTATTTTTAGCATCAATAAAAAGTGTTAAGCTGTCGGATTTTGTTTCTCCATAAGCTCCACGTATTGATTGAAACGTTGCCCCGATTCTCACTTGTTTTAAGATTATTTGTGAATAAATAGGATTTCTGTTTCTATCTAATCCTGTAGATTTTTTTAATACACAATTGTGTACTAAAAGACTTATGGGAATTGACATCACAACACCCCCTGCAAAACATCACAATAAGATTTAAGCCATTTGTATTTTTTTGCCTCTGTGCTTTTTGCATTTAGCTTTGCTGATTCTTGTGCTACAGAGCGGTCGTAAGAGCAGGAGTATCCGTTTATTGTTTCACTACTCACTGCTCCACCATTTTCCACACTTCCATTTGCTTCACATGCTGTTATGTAGTCAACTTCAATCATCATGCATACTGCACTATCTACACCGTCTTTCTCACGTTCAATAAGCATACCATCATCTAGAAGACGTTTTACAAATAACTTATTCTCAATTGTGTATTCATTAAAAGTAGCCTCATCAGGAATAGCGGAACGTTCCAGAACCGTTTTATAAAAATTATAGTTTACATTCTCGAACATTCCGCTCATCTCCTTATTTTTTATTACCTTCTTCCCCATCTTTTTTCTGGGGTGTTTCATTTGACTCTTCCGTCGGAGTTGTCAACTTTTCAGAAGATTGCTCTGTCTTTGGATTTGTCGACTCTTCAGTAGATTGCTTCGTCTTGGATTTTGGACTCTTTGGCTCGGTCGGTTTAGTCTGCTGTTCCATCTTTTTTTCTTTAGGCACATATCCTATTGTTCTCATATTATGCTCCTTTAAGCTTTGTGGTGTAGGTAAATACCTGCTACTTTATTTTCGTATACATCCGCAAGACCATATTCTCTAAAGAAAAAAAGCCATTTATCACTGCTTTGATTTTCTTCTGGTGGAATAACTTTCTCTACCTTGTGCTTTGTAAACTGCAAGACTGCCGATTTTTCTATAATAAGGAAGTTTATATCTTTTCCCGCATTAGCTTTTTTAAAGCCACCTGCTTCTTCCCCTACCATTGTACCGTTGAGAAAATCAATAGCAGTATAAAACCTTGTATCTGGAACTTCAGTAATACTTGTAAATCTACTTAAAATACTTTGATTCTTAGTAGTATCTACATTCTGTGCTGCAATTAAGAGGTCTGAAGTTATGAATAGGTGTCGGTTTTCTTTTTGAACTTGTGCATTATTCATTGCGATAGTTGCTTTCTGCAATGCTTGAAGTACATCTGTTCCTGTTAACAAAGAGCCACTTACCTTAGACTTCGCTTTACTTGCGTATATTGAGAATCTAAAAGCATCTTGTTCAGGAATAACTTGTGTTCTAACGAATTCAGCTGCAAGACTGCCAAACGAAATCCCTGCTGTTTCTTCATCATCCATCGCGTCAACCTTGAATATACGATTTCTATCATAATTGAATACAACGGACTGATATGTCAATTCTACATTACCAGGTACATAATCACCATTTCGGTCGTAGTCTGCCAATCCATCCATTTTCATTTTAGGAATGCTAATTTCATTAGCATGCAGTCCTTGCTTTGCAAGTGCTGCACTACTTTCGAGAACTGCAGTTGTTGAACCAATTTGATAAACCTCATCTAAGAGGTCTATATACTTTTTAAACTTTTCAATTTTATTACCCATAAATTAAAATCTCCTATCAATCTTTTTTAGGTGGCAAGCCCATTACCGCTCTTGCCTGTGCGTCATCGTCAGACTTTCCGCTTTTTCCACTCATTGATGTAACAGTAGGCGGAGTAGCTTTTGTTTCGTCTTTCAAGATGTCCTGCTTGTCTTTTGTGAGTTCTGCAAAAATATCATCGAGATTTTTCCCTTTGCTTTCATCTGCTCCCAACACTTCACCCATCTTTGTGGCTATTGCCTCGCGAGTGATGTCGTTTACAAACTTTTTGTTTGAAAGATAATCTTTTACTTTTGCCTGCCTCTCCATCGTTGCTATTTTTGTAGCATTGTCTTTTTGTAATTTTTCAATTTCTGCCTTGTATTTTTCAACTTCGGCTTTTGTTTGGTCGTAGTCCTTGAACTTTTCAATGGTTTTGTTTGCGGTTTCAAGCTGTGTCTTGATGTCGTCATAGTTGGCATACTTTGCCTTTTCCCTGTTCACATCCTTACCATTTTCTGCCATAATCTTGTCGATTACCTCAGCGTCCAATTTCAAACCTTCTAAAAAATCACGTTTCATTTTGCTTCTCTCCTTACGCATTTTTTACGGCATTGCCTGCCTTTTGGATAGAAAAGGATTACGCGCCTTTTCCTCGCTATATACATATAGTCATTTTTATAAATGACTAACCTGTATCAAAAAGGGTGACTATATGAGGTGCATACTATAGCCACCACACAGCCAAAGCTTTTATATTTGGTTGTTCACCTATATAGTCATTTTAATTTGCATTTTTTGAAGAATTTTTAAGATTTTTTTAATTTTTTTTATTATTTAAAAAAGAATGGTATCTATATCCACAAAGCTTATAATGTCATCTACCTTGCGTTTATAAAATAATTCATGCTGTATTCTTAGATAAAGATATGATGTGAAACTTTTCTGTATTGCAAAATCTGATATTTTTAAATATCGAGTTATAATATATGTTATGGCATTGTGTGCTTTTTCTTCTCTATGGCTTGTGTCTAATCCTGCTATATGTGGGTTTTTCTTTGCTTGTACTGAAATGTAACGCAGTGCAATAGAAAATCCGAGTTTGTACATTTTATTAAGTGCCGTTTTATCCCCTTGCTTAAAATCCCACTGATAATTAAGCAAATATTCATTATCACATGTTGGATTATCGTAATGTGGTAGTGCTATATCTTGTTTTGGAGGCTCATTAAAATCAAATTCTAATTGTTTATATGGCATTTTTCGGTTTGACGTATAATAGTTCTATAGCTTTTTCCATTTAATTCGACTACTTCTGCACTTTCAGTTAAGCGGTCAGTTGTAGCTATTCCGATGTAGTGAAAAAAATCTTTTTTTGTCTGATTACTTATTAAAATTGTAGGTTTACGACGGTTATAGCGTTCATTTATTATTTGATAAATCATATACTGTTCATCAGTTGCACAAACAGTGCGTCCGATTTCGTCAATAATTAGAAGTTCTGCTTGTCCATATCTGTTTAAAATATTAGCTTCTGTTTCTGTAGCTTTAAACGATTTTGCTCTCTTTATTTCTTCAACTATCAAGGATGCTAGTCTATAAAGTCCGCTACACTCTCGAATAATCCCACAGGCTAGATGTGTCTTACCAGTCCCTACATTTCCTAAAAATATAAGAGTTTGAAATTTCTTGCGTTTTACAGCCTGAACAAATAAATGAGCCTTAAGTAAAGCGTTGCTCTTTTCTTCATCATTTACTTTATAGGTTGCTAGCGCCTCTTTAAAAAATCTTTCTGGAACGGTCTGTCTATAATGATTAAGTCTATTCTTTTCTTCTAGCTTTTTCTCTTGTTCTAAAACTCTTGTTTCATCTTCTGGTGTAAAACTCGATAAAAAATCGTTTAGTAATGTTCTGATATCTTTTAATTCATTCATTCCCGCACCTCTCACTTTTAAAATGTATTTATAATTTCATCAGGGATATCGCTTTCATGTCCCCATAAAACCCCTGTTGTTTTTTGTTGTGTATTCTCGGTTTTTTGACGCTGTTCCCATGTGCGTACACTCGCTTTCCAATCTTTCATTTTTACTGTTCCTACTTTCCATCCTTTGCTTTCATAAAAATCAAAGAATGAACGAGCGTCTACATTGTTTTTTCTCTCCATACAATAGGCTTGGATTTCTTCAATGCTTGGTTTTTCAAAAGTTTTAGTTTTCGGCTTTTCGACTTCTTTCTCTTGTAACTCTTCGTTTTTCTCTTCTGGTTTTTCTTTCATTTCTTGCTTGGGCTTTCCTTGACTGTATTGATTGCCTTTGTGTTTCTTTCCTGCTTCCGCTCGCTTTGCTTTGATTGATTCGTATTTCTCTCTTTCTTGGTCAATTCGTTTAGCTATTTTAATCCACAATGCCCACTCAAGAGTGTTTTCTGCGATAGCTGGATGTTCGTTATTAAGAGCATAGTTAATAGTGTACATAGCAAATATTGCTTTGTATTCATCAGGTAAATCTGCAATATATTCGTTGTGAAAAACAAATGATTCTCTCATATTCCCCTCTCGTATTTCTGCTCTTCTATTTCATATATCCTTTTGCAAAGTTTTATAACCTCACCTGTATTCCCGCTTATGTCTAATTTTCCATTACATTTTAGCGAGCAGGTCATACCAATATTGAAACGGTGGTCAATTATGAAGTTTCCGTACTTGGCACGGTTTGCTTTAGTGTTGCCTATACGGTGAGCTCCTTGTGGCTGACCTTCACTCAAGGCTCGTCCACATACTTCACACACTCCGTTACTGATTGCTAGTGCATACTGGTGTTGATTTTTTAAATTAGACATTATTTTTACTCCTTGTTTAATATCAAATATAAAAAAAGTGGAGCGGTAAGAATTATGAAAAGCAACAAGGTTAGTTTAAGATTTTGAATATAGTTTTCTTTTGTTACTTTCTGACTTTCAATAATTTCTGCAAAGTAAGGTAAAAAAAATATTGCAAAAACACATATGAAAATAGTAATTAACATTATTTCAATCTCCTAACAAAATAAGTATGGGCTAGTCGCCGTTAAAACACGATTATTTGCACTTTTGAAAAAATCTTTTTTTATTTCAAATCCATATGCCCTGCGTCCTAAGTTTTTAGCCGCTAAAAGTGTAACACCGCTACCTGCAACAGGATCAATAACTACGTCATTTTTGTCAGTAAATATGCGGATTAAGTTTTCAATTACTCTTAATGGTTTTTGTGTTGGGTGTACCTTTGGAGTCTCTTCGTCTTTCTTCCATTCAAGACAATTAAAAATCATTCTGCCTTCATTATTAAACTTTGGTAGCTTTTCACGATAAAACAAAACTGCATATTCGCAATTTCCTACTATCCGCATATTCGCTTTTAGTATCTGTGCTGAGAAGTTTTTCCTAAAAACCAAGTTTATATAGTGATTAAGTCCATATTGACTTGCAAGTTTTATAAGCTCAAATTGTTGTTCAAAACTGCAAAATACAATCATGCAGGGGGCTTTTCCTTTTTCTTTAGGCTCTTTAATTAACATCTTGCTACAGAAGTGCATAAACTCAGGGAGCTTAAAATCTTTGTCCGTGTCAAAAAACTGTTTGCCTGCAAATTCTGATTCACCGTTTTTATTATCTCCATCTATATACCAGCTCGGATTGCTTCCGTATGCGTCTTTGCCAATGTTATATGGAATGTCTGCAATAATAAGCTGGGCTTTCGGAATTCCATACACTTTATAATTTTGAAAATGGTCATTGAATAATTTAATCTGCTCCATAGTTTTACCTGACAGTATTATTTTTCATTATTTTGCTCAAGTTTTTTGCTTAATTCTTTAGCTACATTTAAGAAAGTAGTATATTGCTCTTGATTGGGTATTTGCTTATGGTGTGCTACAAATATTTTACCATCTTCATAAACAATTCTACCCTTTTCTACGCCTTTGACAAAAAATCGATTAGGATGTTTTCGCCACTGTATTAAAACTCTAGTATTTAGTAATTCTTGAATTGCAGGTGGCACATCAAAACATTCAACCCATGCGATTTTATTTTTTTCTGTTTCAATTGCGATTTTTGTTTTTTCTATATTTTCTTTTGTTTTACGTATCATGTCGCTTTGTCTATCCCAGCGTGCCATAACTGCTCGTCCATTTCTTTTATCATTTAGTGGTTGTCCATTTGCCAATCTAACAGTAGCAAAATGTTCCTCTATTCTTTTATCAAGTTCTGCTTCTTTTTTAGCAAGTGATTTTTCTAGTATTTCAAGTCGTTTTGTTTTCATCATAACTAACCTTCCTCTTTTGCTATTTCTGCTTCTGCATCAATTCCTGATATTTCCTTAAAGATTTCATTGTCCCAATTTGGCAATTTTAGAAGTTTTTTATGTTCTTCTGGACTGGCTTTATCCCAAGCAAGCCTAAACGCTTCTTTATATTCTAACTTTTTCAAAAAGTAACCAAATGTTTTAATTTCTTTTTCATATATTTCTTTTTCTTCGCCTGTTGCTTCTTCTTTATATACCAATTTTGTTAATTCAAAATATAGAAAATCAGGAAAGGCTATATCTTCTATATTTACATCTATTGGTTTATTGAACATTGTGATTGCTGGTGTTTTAGTGTTAAAACAGCCTGCATTACAATCGCCTGCATTCCAATTGCCTGTATTACGATCGCCTGTATTACAATCGCCTGTATTACGATCGCCTGCATTACAATCGCCTGCATTACAATTGCCTGTATTACGATCGCCTGCATTCCAATTGCCTGTATTACGATCGCCTGCATTACAATCGCCTGCATTCCAATTGCCTGTATTACGATCGCCTGCATTACAATCGCCTGTATTACGATCGCCTGCATTACAATCGCCTGCATTCCAATTGCCTGTATTACGATCGCCTGCATTACAATTGCCTGTATTACAATCGCCTGTATTACAATTGCCTGTATTACGATTACAAAATTTTTCAATTTCTTCTTTTGTCAATTCACGTAAAATTTTAATTTTATTTGTTCCAAACTTAGATCCGCCATCTATAATATCACCTGTTGCAATTATTTCACAAACTCGACTTTTTGATAGAACATAATTACTTTCAGTTTCTATGCAATGTAACTCTCTACAAAAGTGTATTACTGTATTTGAACACAGTTCAAGTTCTTCTTTTTTAGCATTAGTCTTGTACGTTTTGCCAACCTCAAACTGCATGCCTCTACATTTCAAATCTTTATTAAATGCTTTATAGCCTATCATTTTTTGCCTCCAACCATTCATCAACGTTTTTAATTTCCATTCCTAATGTTCTACCTATTTCAATTTCCAATTTTGCCCCTTTTGAATTACTAATGTCGCCTATAACTGCAATTGCTTTTTTTGTACTTAAAACTCGTATACATTCACGCATACAGTCATCCCAGTCCCATTGTTCATTGCAAAAATAAATTGGACTTACAATTGCATATCCAGCTTTCTGAAGTTTTTTATATGCCGTTTCAAAATCTTTTTTGTAATTTGGATTGTTACTTATTGCTCCACATAAATAAAGTTGTTTCATTTTTCACTCCTGTAAAATAATTCCTAAGTCTGCAGCCAATAAATGTACCGCTTCTATTAGTTTGGCACATTCATCGGTACTGCAATCTCGCTCACGTTGTGGGATTATGTACCCATTGATTGTCTTGTAAGGGTAACCCATGTTTTCAACGGCTATCATCTTGACGGCATTTTTTACGCTGTCGTAGTCATTTCCTGTCTCGTTGCATATCTGCATAATATGTCCATTCAAATGATGGTTTTGTGAGTCTTTCCCTGTTGTTCGTGGGCGTTTGGGTGGCTGTAGTGTAACAAGCACAAAATCGTTGTGTTTATCACGACATTTACGAAGTTCTTGTTTTATACGCTCATTTGCACCTAAGTCTTTTGGTGGTTCAAAAACTATAAATCCTGCAATCGTCGAACGCTTTAATACATATTGCACCATAGCCCCATCCATCCTTATTAGTAGATATCTAATTCCTTTGTTTCTGTTTTGGGGCTCAGACGCTTTTGTAATTCTATCTTTATGATGTCGATAAGCTCATTAGCTGTTTTATCTTTCCTCATATCACTATATACTTTCATTTCATCTTTTGAAAAAATAGACTTACCGTCTGCCCCTTTGCTACCTAATAGTGAGGCGATTTCTTTTTTTTCTGCTGGTGTAGTAGCTCCCCCTTTTGGATTAAAAGCTAGCTGTGTTGACTGCTTCACTTCCACAACCTCGCCTTCAAAAACGTCTTTTACCATTTGAACTTGATGCGGTAGTTTCTCTGACGGTTCTCTGTATTTCGAGCCGTCCCAGCGTCCTGCGTAGATGTCTGCAGCAACACCAATCATTTTTAATGCTGTGCTGAACGCATCTGTAACTGCCATCTTATAGCCTTCATCGTTACTTACAAGAGACCCTTTTTCAATGGCTACGAGTTTACTTCCGCCTATTCCTACTATTGCCTCGCTCCACTTATCCCCATCTTTAACAAGCACTGCAACTTGAGCAAAAGCTAATATTTCACCTTTTGCTCCTTGCTCTGTCCATAGCTTTTGGACTTCATACTTCCAACCGACACCTACAAGTCCAAACTTTTCGGTCATCGCTTTATATCGCCATTGCGGGTTAATGTCAGTCTTGCCTTTTAGTTTTCCTGCTTGGATTTCACGTAGTGCATCTTTTGGAGGGCGGGCTAGTGATTCATATATACTAATTGCATTGTTCATTTTCTATCTCCTTTAGAACGGTATATCATCAAAGAAGTCATCATCATTTCTTAAGTCTGTATAACCCTGTTCCTGTTGTGATACATCTTTGTTTTTGTCGCCAAGTAATTGTATCTGATTTGCAATTATGCAAACCTTGCTATACTTCTTCCCATCTTTCTCCCAACGTTGTTGTTCTAGGTAACCTTGCACGGCAAGCTGTTTGCCTTTATTCAGATACTTTTTTATGTTTTCTGCAGTCTTACCCCAGATGGTTACATCAAAAAATGAAGCTTTATCGCTCCATTCGCTACCACTTTTTTGGCTACGATTTACTGCAATACTAAGATTAAGTCGTGCTGTCCCACCTGCTGTATAGCTTAGGTTTTTCTCTGATATGTCGTGTGTCAATCTTCCGATGATTGTTAAGGTGTTAAGGTCTGTCATTCCATAACCTCCTGCTGATTTTTATAAAAATTACAAAAATCTTTACATAGGCAATAATCAGCACACTTTCTACTAACCGCTGGTCTATGTTCTATATAGTGATTATCCCCCAACTCTTGTACACATCTATCAGCGTCTGTTTTTGTATCAAATACTCGAACAGCGGTCTTTCTGCTATTTTTCATAACCGCCCACTTGTCATTATCAGCCCAGCGTTCCTCAGCTGTGCATGGCGTGATTTCGTCATCTGTCATTTTTTCTGCTGCTTCGATTTCGACAACCTTAGTATGAATTCGCTTTCCTGCAAGTTCTAAGTCTTCAGGTGTTACGTCAAACTCGTAAACAAATACGGGAGATTGTGGATAGCTTTTATCAACCTTTGCTTTACTCTTTGAATGGTCTTTTAGTAAAGCAATAAACCGACAACGTTGAACATCTAAGCCACTTTGTTTTAGAAGCCAAGCATAAGTCATACCCTGTTTATGCCAATCACTAAAATCACCCATCATTACTTTATAAACGCTTGCTGTCTTCCAGTCGTTTATAATTCCATTTTCCATGTCATAGCTGTCTACAGTACCTGTAACATGACTTTTAGAAACCTCGATATCAAACTTTTCTTCGTGAAAATTATCATCCTGTATTTTTTCAAAAAGCTCATGTACTGCTGTTCCCCAGACTGCCCAGACGTTATCCGCTGCATCAGTTTTAAACTCTTCCCAGTGTCTTTCCTGTAAGATGATTTCTTTCGTTCCTTTGTTGAGTGTTGTTGCAGAGTAGCAACCTGCTTTATTGTGGCGTTCTACACTTACAGCTTTAACAAAGGCTTCAGGTAGATGTAGATTATTTGTCACTTTCATCGCTCGCCACCTCTTTATTTTCTGTTTCCGTGTTTACAAGCCTAGCAACAATTAGATAATCGTTATCCTTAATTGGTTCTACTTTGAGTACTTCAAAATACTCTATATCACTTGAATATCCTTTTAATTTTTCACAAATGTTATAAATTATATTTTTCATTTTTGCACCTCTTAATTTTTTTTATTTAGGCTTTACACGTCGCGCACCGTTTTAGCCTATTGAAACGAGCGGGAGTTGAACCCGCCAGTCTAATTGCTTGCACCCTGTGTGCCCGCTCCCGTTTACTCGTCGTCATCAAATGGCAGGCTTTCAGCTGCGGCTTTTTCTGCAAATTCAAGCTCTACCTTTAATTGCTCGATAGTGTCATCAACCCATTTCATTGCTTCGTGCCAACCTTTGACGAAGTGTAAATCTCTGCCTTTTTTGCTGGTATAAAAAAGCCAATCCTTTTGCTTATCTATGGCATTATCCCAAAAGACTTTAAACCCATCGTATTCATCGCTAATTGTAGCTTCATTGATGTCAAAGCTCATTTTCCGCAATTCAGAAAGTTCGATTATGCATACGCCGTCATCCAAAAACGGAATAAGCCGCTTTTCTGTACCGTCAAATTCTTCATCAAGGATATAGCCGCTATCCCTCATTGCTTGTTTGTATGCACGTACACCTGACAAGAAGCCTTGTAAATTAGCTATCTTGTTTCCGCTTTCCTCAAACTGGAGTGGTTTCTCTTTCTCCGTTGCTATGTAATTCAACTGCTGAATTAGTGTCAGCATAATCTCCGGTGTCTCCACCTTCCTCATTTCATCTTGTTCCTGCATTTTGCACCTCCTAGATGCAATTATTTGCTTGTAGCAGGGCTAGAGCCTCATTGCCACTATGGGCAACAAAAGCAACCCCACCTTTTCTGTTAATATCTTCTATACGCTCTCTTTGTGGACGTGATAGTCGTCCACCTATAGGGCGTTTGCACTCAATTGCAACAAACCGTCCGTGTTTGTCGTAACCTTCAAAGTCGCATGTTCCTGCTTCAGCTGTCTTGATATAGCGACGATTACTACCCTCACCAACTACAAAACAGCCGGTGTTTATTCGTTGTAGTT